CATCGATTTTGATTTGAATCTCCCTTGGCTCATCCATTGCTGACAGTTCCTTAGCCAGCCGGGAAGGCAGAGACATGAGGGCCGCTCGAATGTTGGATCCGATCTGCACCCATGCAAGACGCACCTCCTCGGCCTCAACCAACTCCCCCCGTCGAATATCATTTTCCATCTCCAGCTTTTCAGCGTGCGCGGCGTCTTTTCGAGCCGCCATTTGATTGCGATCTAGATCACTCGCTTTCGGTTCCGGTCTTCGGTTTTCAGTGAGCTTCCGAAGCCGCTTGATGTATTCCTGAACGTGGAGGAGTTGATAAACCCCATCGCCCTTGTCAGTCAATTCACCAGACTTCTTCAGCGATTGAAGCTGCCTGAGCGTGATCGTGGTAAGCTCCTCAATCTCCTCCCGGTCAAGCTTCCGATCAAGCAGGGGGATCTTCTTTTTCTCCTCCTTGCTGTCACTTTTGATCTGGCCCGTAAGGAATGCTAGCTGCTTTTCGGTGAGCGGCTTTCCTTCTTTGAGCTTCTGAAGCAGGTTCCTCGCGTTGGCTTGGGAGACTTTTTCTAGCTGTGTTTTCTCGATCATGGATTTCTTCTTTTTAAAAGTTGGTTTTTTTTGAATCTGTTGAAATTACAAGAATGTTGCCACCTCCCCCACCTCCAAACAATTTTCGTCACGTCGGGATGTTGCCTTTTTAAATGCTTGGCCATTTCGAGCCGTCCATCAAATTTGTCATCTTGCTTGTAAAGTTCTTCGGAGTTGCCACCAGTCATCGTCATGGTAGCCTGCTTATCGCACATATATTTATTGAACAGCATCGTGCAATATCCCGCCTTTAAAAACCTTATCGAAAGGTCAGTGTCTTCATTGTATCGGCCTCTCCATCGGAACCCCTTTGTTTTATTGCAAAGGAGCATGCAGGAATAAACTCGCGTGTTCATAGTCATCGGCATCCTCGCGGCCCCCTTTGCCGTGCTGCTCTCCGAAACCATAAATCCAGTGTATTGCATTCCAGCCATTGGGACATTTGCAAACCTATCGACAAAAGATTCAATCATGATAAACGGCTCCCCGTCCATCATAGGGATTCTTTTTTTAGAAATTAAAGATCTGAAACCAGCGATGTTGTCATCTAAAATCCAGTGCCGTTTATGCCCCTCACTACAAGAGTGCTCCCATACCCAATTCCGCGCAGGGACTCCCCCCTGTCCAAGATTAGAAAAAGGAAGAACAAGTATTTTTGATGAATCAATAACCTCTGAATACCGCCTTAACTCTTGCGGCTCAATTACTATTCGATAAGGAACGTTCATTTTTTCAAGAGCTTTACTGGTAAGCCTCGTGTCGGCCCTCCCTTTTGAGATAATGTAAATTGGATATTTAGGATTCATTCTGGCCGCGCTGGATACCAGCAGAATTTGGCGTCGTCGCTGATTTTTAAGGCGAGAAGAGATGCAAATTTTGTGCGGGATTCAACTGTCGGAAAATGAACAATTATGGTTCCTCCTTCTCCTTTGGGAGACCCGTCATATTCTGGCATTTCTGCTTCTTTCCACTCATCCATTACGTCGTCAACTTTTTCCGGAGGATCTAAAAACATTTCAATCTCATCACCATTAAACCCAGTCAGTGACAGGTCAAAGTCCATCTCCCGCAGGTCTGATAACTCGATCCCAAGAAGCTCCTCATCCCATCCAGCATTCAGAGCCAGTTTGTTGTCGGCGATGATGTAGGCTTTCTTCTGAGCCGCTGAAAGATGGCCGAGGCAAATCGTGGGGACTTCTTTCAGCTTGAGTTTGCTCGCCGCCATCACTCGGCCATGTCCCGCGATGATTCCATTTTCACCATCGATCAAGACAGGGTTTGTAAACCCGAACTCCTGAATGCTCCCGGCGATCTGAGCCACCTGCTCTTCGGAGTGCGTCCGGCTGTTTCGAGCGTAGGGGATCAGGTCACCGATGTTTATTTTTTTGATTTTCAATTCTACCGCTTTTGTCATCTAGCCCCCAGAAAGGGGTTTCGCAACGAAGCGAAGTGGCCCATAGAATTTTTTTATCTAGCCGTATTTAGCGGGCAGGACTTAGCCTCAGGACGTTTCATAGGGAAGGACCCGCTGATTTTTAACCGACCCTTACTATCAGGTCCGATCATGCCGAGGCCTGCCGTGGTCGAAAAGAAATCCAACGCTCTTCATTCATCCGCCGGCCATGCCGAACGATTGTACTTGACGATTGGCTATCGACTCCCCTTTTAATCCCCTCTACCTATTGCCCACCACGCTACCTGCGTCGGCCACTGCTGTTCGTGCCTTTGTCGTAACCGTCAAAGATATCGACCAGCCTGAGGAATTCGGGTATGAACAGCGGCGGGACTCTGCGCGCCAGCTCCTCGTCAAGGTTGATGTGATGTAGCGACTGGACGACTGTGTGGGCAAAAAGCCTCTTGAGTTTGCCTTTGCTCCTCACGAATGTCGGTGAGACCTTGCCTAGATCAGCCCCCAGCTTGAATGCCTTGATCGTCCCTTGCCCTCTCATGGTGACATTCCATCGGCCTGATGCGCCTCGTCCTTTCCGCGCCCGCGCTCTAACGATCTTCGTGCTCTTTAGCATCTCGACGCCCACCCCTCTTTCCGCGAAATTGATGTTTGCTGACGTCCTCACGTTGTTGCCTCGCAGCGTCGCTTCTTGGATGGTTACGAGCTTACCAAACCCCCGCTTGCTTCTTGGGTTGACCTCGGCTGCCAACTTCCTGCGTGCTACTACAGCAAGATCTCTAGCAGTCCTGTTAATTGATGCCTGCGTGGCCCTTTGGATGGCTTTGGGTGAGTTGTATCGCAAATGCCTTGCAAGGTCATCTAGGTCGCTTTTGAGAGAGATCTGCATGGTGTCAGAAAGCGTTCACTCATTCAAAGGCTGGGATTAGTATAGATTCTCACTGTATAGACACCCCGCCGTTGAGACGTCTCTGAATATCTGGCCATTGGTTTCCGCCACGACCCAAGCTTCCTCGCGAGTCATGAAATCACCGAATTGATCGATGAACCCTTGTTGGCAACTCCTCCACCAAGCCAGCCCCTCAGAAGCCTTCATCTGAGCAACCATGACTTTGTCGAAATGCCTCGCCCCTGTTATGATGCGACCTTCCTTGAACATCGCAGCACACACTACTCTTTGAGGTGCTAATTTATAATCAGGCTTCCACTCCGTTCTTGGATCATCAGGGTTAATGACTCGCTTGTTCATGATTTTCGTACCTTGTAAATCTCGCCGATAACTCCAACACGACACGAATTGTCAGCGCCGGGGAATATCGCGATCCCCCTAAGTCCGCGCGCCGTCGCCATGATTTGAAGTGTTCCATCCTCCTGCAATGTGGCCTCAAGCCCGTTAGCAAACTCGACCCGCTCAAGCGTAGGAACGGGGCGCTGGGCTCTATTGTTTTTAGTGTGTGTGCTCATTCGATTTTCATCTTAGCGATTTCCCCAGCCACTGCCGTCAGCTGAAAGAAGGTTTCTGACGCTTTGCGCTCAGCGTAACGTTTGCGATCATACTCCCTCGCCTTCTCGGGGTTTTCGGCGTAACGCTTGCGATCACGCTCCCTCGCCTTCTCAGGATTTTCAGCGCGAAACTTGCGCGCATACTCCTTCAGCTTCTCGGGATTTTCAGCGTAACGCTTGCGCCCATACTCCCTCACCTTCTCGGGGTTTTCGTCATGATACTTACGCGAATACTCCTTCATCTTCTCACGATTCGCGGCGTAATACTTACGACTCATCTCCTTTATCTTCTCACGATTTTCAGCACGCCACTTGCGCGTACATTCCCGCCTCCTCGCTTTTTGTTGCTCGGTCATATCACTTGGTCATCTTCGCGATCTCACCAGCCGCTGCGGTCATTCTGAAGAAGGTTTCTGATGCTTTGGTTTCGGCGCGATACTTGCAACATCTCGCCTTCTCCTTCTCATGATTTTCGGCGTGATACTTCCGCTTTCTCTCTGTTTCCCTCTCGCGATTTGCCGCGAGATACTTACGCGAATACTCATTCCTCTTCTCACGATTTGCCGCGCGATACTTACGATTAGTCTCCTTCTCCTT